GCCCACCAGATAAATCACCCATGTACCTAGTATAATGGTGTCCTACGAATAGATGTGGTTCTTGACGACCTATTTCTCTTATTCTATTAATGTAAACCTTGGTAGCTTCACTAGGATATATGTTTTCATGCCACCCTTCTCCATAAAAGTAATCTAAATCTTTTGCTAATGACTTATGACGTTTAAGTTCATCAAACAATATTGGACTCACTTCATCGTTGTCTTTTAAATGCTCTGCAACGTCCTCTAAGGCAGTGTAAACAAAGTAAAGGTTAGATACTAAGGTTCGATAACTTTCCTCGCTTACAACCCCTCTCAGGAACGATGTAACAAAGGATGTATTCTCTGCCATTGAATGGGATTTCTTTGTTCCCAGTTTTATTTGTGCAGCAAAGTCCTCTACCATGATAATGCCTCCGATACTACAGGTAACTGTTCTTTAAATACAGTTCTACAATCTTCTACTATATCCATGTGTTCTTTCTGAGTACCATGAGCAGAACGTAATTCTATGTAGTGAATCCAAGAACGTATACTACCTGTCATATAAATTTTAGTTGGTGTTGCTAACGGGAGAACAAATCTCGCACATTCCTTCGCAATCCCCTCACGAATGAGTTCATTGTAAAGATCAATTCCTTCAGCGAAGTAACGAGCAATGTTCTTTTGGAGATTCTCCTTCTGATTCTTGGGGATATCATTGATAGAATTTTGGCGATTGGTTTTGTCTTGTCTCCTTAAATCTGGTATAGGTATGTTGCCTAACATGTTAGTGTCAGCATACCTCTGACTAAATTCTTGGAATGTAAAAGATCTATGTCTCAAGATCTGTGCACCGAGACCTCTAGTTGTCTCGATTTCTAAAGTCATGTGTGCTTGCTCAAATACAGACCAATGCTGATGTTTGATACAATAACTCAACAGTCCTGATACATTTGGGTTCTCTTGGTTCTTAGGGTTAGAAACCCTAGCAATGAACCCCATTGTCTTCTCAGCATCAGGAGTAATACTAATCAATTTTACCATAAATTAAATAAAACCTTTATCTTGATAGTAACCATACATGGTTGTGATATCTTCTTCAGAAGTATCCCATTTGATGTCACCTACATCAATTGCTTTCTGACAAAAAGTATATGCTTTGTTGTCGAACTCTACCTTAGAATGAGATAAGGAAGTCATACATACTTCTCTTGCTTTGATTTCGTAATCGTCAATCATTTCTTTTTCCTTTGGTTTTTAGGTTTAGGATTTGCATCCCACATCTTTGGACTGATTGTACCATACCAAGAGTTTAAGTGCAATAATTTGCCACCTAATGTCTTGAGTTTATCATAGTAAGCATCAAATACAAGTGAACTCTTTTGTGAGAGTACAAGATCATTGATAATCTCTTCACCAATACTATAAATGACAAGAGTAGTTCCCTGTGGGTACTTTGTCTTGTCAATATCTTTCTCTAGAATATCATGTTTAAAAACTTTGAGTTGATATTCTAGGATCTCTTGTTCTGTAAAAGAAACTCTTTTCTTTTCCATTTTTGGTTTAGATTCTGTTGTCATTCTGACCACTGAATGTTAGGAAAAGCAGAGGTTACAACTGCCTTAGTAATTCTATACTTCTTATGCAATTGTTTGTCTTTTACCAAACAGATTATGTCTGCTTCACTTTCATGAAGACCTTCTAGTAATTGGATGAATAATTGTTCACGCTTAAATCTAGTAAGAGTGTTAGCACCTTTGATAAACCTCCAAAGGTTTCTTCCTTCTCTTTCTAGCATAGTATGTTCAGTACCCATAGGTGCATCGTTTCTTTTAAAAGGAACTTCACCTTCTGGTATATCAGATACGATAGCAGGTTCAAAATTCCATTTCAAAACAGAACGTAGTGCTTGACTATTGTTCTCTTGTAGGATTTTAATTTTCTCTGCTTTTGTTTTGGCATTAGATGCCTTTTTAATAACTTCCGAAATCAAAAGTTTCATAATTCTATGTCAATAGTAATATTATATATCAATCATCTAAATCTGTAAAGGGGTCACGTGTGAACGCATCCTTTTCATCAAATTCGACGCTGATAAGTTTAGCAATTTGGAATGGAATAGGGTTACCATTCTCATCCATCATCTCTGGATGTTGTGTAAGTTTAATGCTCTCTTCAGTTTCTTTACCATCTGAAAGAACTTCTATGTAATTCAAATAGTAACTGTTTGCAAACCACCCAATAACAAATCCAATAATTGTCCCACCGATAGTAATCAATGTAGACAGGGTAAGTACAACTGCCATGTCCATGGCTTTACCTCCATTTAAAACTATAGTTGTGTTCTCTTTTGGTTCGGGTTCTTTGCCTAACCTCCTACGTAGCATGAACTCATCACCTTTATTTAGTGGCGACTTTTCTTCTTTTGGTTTTGGGTTTTGGTTTCCTTCCTGGTTTCCTTTCGAGTTCATACTTCCATGCATCCTCTAGTATTCTATAAAGATAGGTTTTAATCTTACGTGCTGTTGGTTTGGGTATGTGACCGTAAGCTTCACGTAGGGTTTGATCCCCTCCCTTAATGTACTGTTCCAATTCAAGGGTTGTTGCAGATAACTCTGCAGCAGTTGAACTTTCACAAAATTTTCTGACTTGAGGTTTGGTTGCTTTGTTATGTTTTAAGTAAAGGTAGCAATTAAATAAGTATCTACCATTGAATGATTCTTCTATTGCTTGTTCTACCAATGGGTAAAACTCGTCTTCATACCAATCCATTCTCTTTTAAATAAGTAACTGTTTCTTTTGACCCACCAATTTTACGTGCTCCTATTGTCACTTGGGGGAATGTGGAACCTTCACCGAACTCATTATAAAATGCTTTCTTACTGAAGTGTTCGTTGAGTTTATAAACGACATAGTTTACTTCTAATGCATCAAATAATTTACATACTTTCTGACAATAAGGACAGTCGTTCTTAGAATATACAGTTATGTTTGATAACATTTGGTGAAAATTGTTCTTTTAATTTTATCTATAATAAAGGCATGTCCATCCTAGCATAAAAAAGAGGGGTGTCAAGCACCCCTCATAAATTTGATCCGTATGGACTTAGAATGTGAACTTCACACCTGCTTTAGCACCCCAGTCGATGTCATCTTCGTTAGTAACACCAGATAGTTCTGCGTAGAACTTATCATAAGAACCACCAAGGTATCCTATTAGTTCAACGTCACCGAACTCGTCAGTTGACTCAAGATGAGTTACAACAGGACCACCAGAAACGTAGTATCCAAGACCACCTTCTGTTTCTCCTTCGTATCCTACTACTGCTTCGATTCCACCAGAAGAATATGCTCCATCAGGATATGATCCACTTGCTTCTATATTAACATATGGACCAGCAAAAGCTGCACCAGATACTAGAAGAGGAGTTGCTGCTACTGCAGCGATTGTTGATTTAAAAGACATGTTTGTTTAAGTTTCTCGCAAGGCAATAAAAAACCCTTGCGGATGATAGCACCCCCGACATGGGGTACTTTTACATACGCAGGGGCACGATCTTTCGATCCCTTTGTTATGATGTTATTTAGTATACATTGTCTTCGGGATCATGTCAAGTCCCTTGTGACAGTGTTGGACTCGTCACAAAACTATATGTTTGTAGGTCCATGCTGTGTTGTAACTGATGCCCACGCTTCATCAAAGAGTTCTAAACCCTTATCAGTTAGTATGTGTTTGTACATACCATTGAATACATTAGGTGGAATCGTACAGATGCTTGCTCCGTACTCAAATGCTCTACCTACATCTCTTACATTACGAATTGATGCAGCAAGTATCTCAGTTTGGAACCAAGACTGTTGCTGATATATCTTAGCGATATCTTTGATGAGACATAACCCACCAAAGGAATTGTCATCAACTCTTCCTACAAATGGTGAAACATAAGTTGCACCTGCTTTTGCTGCTAGTATCGCCTGTGATGGTGAGAATATAAGAGTAACATTTACTCTGATGTTCTGGTTTGCCATCTCTCTACATGCTAACAGACCTTCTGGTGTACAAGGAACCTTAATGGTTACGCAATCACCAAAGAGACCTATGAGTCTACTCGCTTCTTCTAGCATGTCCTTAGAGGTGTCTGCAACGACCTCCATGCTAATATCTTTAATACCTAGTTGTTTTAGTTCATAATAAACTCTATCTGGTATCTTACCACTCTTCATTATTAGAGTGGGGTTGGTTGTTATTCCATCAATAAGTCCAGTGGAGTATGCTTTTTCAATAGTAGCAACGTCCGCTGTGTCAAGAAATATTCTCATTGTATCAATCATCATATACTAAACACTCAGGTTCATCTGGGTGCATATCACAAAATAGTTCTAATGCGTTTGGATCGTGGTGATCACCTGCTGCGATCTCTTCCTTGTGATGTTCCACATACTCTTCAAGTTCATGTAGTTCTTCCTTAGCATGTCTGCGTGCTGCAGGATTTGCTAGAGGATCTTCTACAATCTTCTTGTCTTTTTCTATGTGTTCTTCTATTGATTTCATCTTAATTCACCTCTTCTATTATAATAATATTTATCTTTTGCTTTGTCAACCTTGGGTTAGTGTTCCAAAACTACGACGTATCTCTCTTAGTTCTTCAAAATCTTTATGCTTAGTGCCACCATCATATGGCCATGCATATCCTTCAGTAATCATTTGTTCGTTAAGGGACACAGTTGCATCCCCGATATAAAGCCAGCCAAGAAGACGGCCGTATTTACCGACCCCACCAACAAGTTCAGTCCTAATAACAAGGTCATCATCCCCGTCAATAGCACTTTCCAACTTGTCTTTAAGCCATTCAGTCGCGTCAATACCAAGTGCTTTCTCCTCTAGATTTCGTGTACGTTTCTCAGGAGTATCGACACCAGCAATACGAACCCGTTCGGTCTTTGCTAGGTCGAACCCAAGATCTATTATAACATCTATTGTGTCTCCGTCAAGTACCTTCTTGATCTCCGTCACTCTGAAGTTGTAACAACTCTTGCGACTTGGGGGGGTCATTGCTGCCATGGTTAAATTCTAGTAGTGCATTATTTATTGCATCAGTAGGAGTGGTTGCATTCTTTTCTATCTGTTCTCTTCTAGCGTTTCGTAACCAAAAGTATTGCATCTGCTGCCAATGATTAGGATCGTAGACATCTATCTCACCTCTGATCTCTTCTTTTGGTAGTTCTACCTCAAGAGGCCAAGTAGTTGGACACTCAAACTCACTACCATCCAGAGGAGGACTGCAGGCGTGTGCAGGTGGGTCTGTGACAGGTGCTGTACACCCAACCATGATAAAAGGTATCAATAAGTATTTCATTCTCCTAAACGATGTATTACAGGTTTCTCATGTAATAGTATTTTATATAGTAAACTATTTTCTGCACAAGATACAGGTTTGAATTCTTCTGATGCATTAAATCCATCATATCTTTTTGCTTGATTGATTACTATAGATCCCTCTTCTCCAGACACAGATCTATGCCAAGTCTTTGCAGGAATTATAAGTGCACCACTGTGTACGTCTAACCTTACTATATGATATGGGTATTTCCATGTATTATTGACTAGTTCAAAAGTTCTTTCACCTTGAACTACTCTGTTGTAATCATCTTGGAACTCATGTATATAAAATTGTTTTGCTCCTACTCCATCATCAGGTGGTGATATAGCAGCACCAGTATGCACCACTAAATCTGCTGCATTTGATTCATCAACTGATATATCATAGAAGATAACATCTTCTGTCTCACGAAACACTCTGTGTTTCTTAAAATGAATGTCACTCATACTTTTAATTGTGCAAATTTCTCAGATAAATTATCTTTTGGTACTACGTCTTGATTAGCATCCGTGATACCTTGTTGTGCTGATTGCTCTACATCATATAGTCTCATCTTTGCACGATCAATCCCTACAACGAACCTCTTGTTAATAGTAGGGTCATTGTATCTATTCTTGAGTTGCTTAACCATTATTTGACTGATCTCTTCCAACTCTTCAGTAGATATAAGAGCGAACATAAGATCAGCAGTTGCAGGAAGACCAAAGGATTCGCTTGTATCAGTAAGATCGACATCACTACTACCATAGCCAGAACGAGTCGTCTGAGTAGCGGAGACGATAGGTACGCAAGCCTCAACCGCAAGCCCACG